ACAGATTGCTGTACCCTCCCCGCTTGCTTTTTTGGTTTCCACTGCTGGGGATGAATCTTCTCGAGCGTTCCTCAAGCTACGGGAACAGGCGCTTGGTGTTATTGATTCAGGTATTCGCACTGACCTGTTTATGGCTGAGTGGAGTTTGCCCTCTGGCGTGTCACCAGATGACCCAATTTATTGGGGATATGCAAACCCAGCGCTGGGGCGAACAATAACTATGAAGGGTTTGGAAAGTGCAGCTGCCGCGCCTGACCGTTCTCAGTATTTGAGGGCCCACTGCAACCTTTGGGTGGCTGCCGCCAATTCCTGGATAAACCCAGGCGAGTGGGCAAAGCGTTATACCACAAACCAAACGCTAAATGGTGGCAATTCAGTTTTGGCTGTGGACAGCTCTGTGGATGACAGCAAATATGTGGGAATCCTTTGCGGCCTGAACAGTGACGGGGACATTGTGGCAAGCGTTGCTTTTACTTGCGAAACAAACAGGCAAATGTGGCTGCACATTCAAAAACTTATGGAAGCAGACCCGAAACTAAAACTTGCAATAACGCCAACACTTGACTTGCACACCCCAGAACCTTTAATTCGTAGGCGTTCCCTTTGGGGCTATGCGGAGATGATTAAATACACGGGGCTGGTTAGGTCAATGATTACTGAAGGCCGCCTGTTGCACACTGGTGAGGAAATGCTGGCGGAACACGTCAATCGCGCCACCCTGGTTAAAGCGAATGGGGCAGTCGTTTTGAGTTCACAAAAGTCTCCAGGCCCAATCGAGTGTGCCAGGTGCCTAGTTGCAGCTGCTTCCCTGGTGTCAAGACCTGGACAATCTGGGCGGGCAATGATTGGTTCAGCGAGGTAGTTGCATTTGCAACAAGTTTGTGCAAGACTCCGCCCGTGGGATTTTTCACTCCAAAAGTAACGACAGTCCAAATGTCTGCCGCCCCCATAAAAGCAGCCGCTGGTGCTGGCGCTGCCCAGGTCAATGACTTCCTTGCATACAGCACTGGTGCAGCTGAACAGCGCGCCCTGCAAAACCCAACCGTTTCCCGTTCCAAAGACTTACTGGCCTCAATGATTGGCTGCCTTGAAATGCGGCACTATTCCAAACAATGGACTGGTGAACGGTACGAAAAAATTTACCTTCCTGTGGAACCTTGGATGGAACAGCCAGACCCAAAGGTCACACGAAACTTTTTTTATTCCAACATCTTCAGTGATTTATTTTTTCACGGCAGGGCTTTTGCCTTTGTAACCTCGCGCTACTCCACGGGCCTGCCAGCAAGCTTTACCTGGCTACCAGCCGCCATGGTCACGACACCAAACCAGACAGGCCCGCAATGGTTTGGCCCTTCTGACGTGGTGCAATTTAACGGCGTTGAAATTCCAGACAGCAACGATGTCATTCAATTCCTTTCACCGATTCAGGGTTTGCTGTACCAAGGTGCTCGAGCGTTGTCAATTGCAACCCACCTAGACCAAGCGGCTGACCGTTACGCAACTCTTGAAACTGTCCCTGGCTATCTTCAGCAAAAAGGTGGCGAAACTTTAGACAGTGACAGCCTCAGCGAAATTGCAGCTGCATGGTCACAGATGCGACGCCAAAACGCCATTGGGGCTTTAAACGACTACATCGAGTTCAAAGAATTCAGCGTGTCACCCGCCGAAGTTGTAAGCGAACAGCGCAAATACCAATCGCTAGAAATTGCCCGCGTGTCAAACATTCCTGCCTATCTCGTATCTGCACCCCAGGAAGGTTCAGGCCTGACCTACACAAACGTGCAGGACAGCAACCGCCAGCTTTACCTCTACGGGGCCAAACCATTTATAGAGTGCCTGCAACAGGTACTCAGTGCTTCAAATGTTTTACCAAGAAATCGTTATGTTGAATTTGACGTAGAGGGCTACCTCGCAGACGAAATGTATTCAGAAGTAATGGTGGAACCAGACGTAGAACTATCAATAGAAAGCCCAACATGATTCATTTTGTTAATGTCCCCATCACCCTTGACGCCTCAGCAGGTGAAGATGCCCCCAAAACAATGACAGGCATTGCAGTGCCTTGGGCACCAGCATCCGCAACAGTTTCAGACGGAACAAAAGTTTCATTTTCTCGAGGCGCTTTTGATTTAAACATGAAGGCCCCAAAGCTTTTAGAAAACCATGACATGGGCGCGCTACGCGGCGTTGTTTCCTCTCTTGCAGATATGCCCGAAGGTTTAGGCTTCACAGCCACCTTTGCAAAAACGGGTGCAGCAGCTGACGCCATTGAACTTGTAAAAGCAGGCGCGTACGACTCAGTGAGCGTTGGTGCTGTCCCCACAAAATTTAAGTATGACAAAAACGGCGTAATGGTCGTGTCAAAAGCTGACCTCATAGAAATCAGCCTGGTCGCCCAGCCTGCTTTTAAAGAGGCCCAGATAACAGAAATCGCTGCATCAGAACCAGAAGATGCAACCGAACCCACCCCAACAGATTCCGAGGAGGAACCAGAAGTGGCAACACAAGAAAACCCAGTGGTTGAGGTCGAGGCTTCAATCATTCCAACTACCCCAATTTACGCAACCGCAAAGCGCGAGTTCATTCTTCCAACAGCAGCCGAATACATTTCAGCCGCATTTGTTGGCGGAGACAAGTGGCGCGAAATGAGCGAAGGCCTACGCGCTGCTGCACCTAACGTTGTTACTTCTGACATTCCAGGTGTGCTTCCACTGCCAATCGTTCAGCCCGTCTACAACAACTTCATTGGTCGCCGCCCAGTCATTGACGCCATTGGTGCAAAAGCAATGCCACAAGGTGGCAAGGTGTTCATTCGCCCAGAGGTCACCACACACACCAGCATCGGCAACCAGGCAACTGAAAACACCTCACTCACACAAGGCACGTTTGTAGTTACAGACAACCAAGTCACAAAGGGCAGCTACGGCGGATTTGTAACCCTCTCCGAACAATCAATTGATTGGAGTCAGCCCGAAATCATCGGCCTTGTACTTGACGACATGGCGCGCATTTATGCAAATGAAACTGACAATGTGGCAGCAGACGACCTAAAGACTGGCGCAACAGTTACTCGTAACTTCACCGCTGCAGACTTAGACGACCCAAGTGTTTGGGCAGCATGGGTAGCAGGTGCAGCAACGACAATCTTGTCATCGTCAAACGGTAACTTGCCAACACATTTGTTCCTTTCACCAGACATCTGGGGAGACTTACTCAGCCTTAGCGATTCGTCAAAGCGCCCATTGTTCCCACAAATTGGCCCAATGAACGCATTTGGTAACTTGGCTCCAGGGCAACCTGCTGGCAACGCATTTGGTCTTTCAGTTGTTGTTGATAGAAACTTTGCTGCAGCCACAATCATCCTCGGCGATGCATCTGGCTACGAAATTTTTGAACAGCAAAAGGGTGCCCTTAGCATTGATGTACCTTCAACCATGTCCCGCACAATTGCGTTCCGTGGTTACCTTGCTACTTTGATGATTGACTCAACCAAGTTTGTTAAGGCTGCTTTCGTCTGATTCAGGCGAACTAGAAAGACTGCAAGACCATGGCCACCTTTAACCTCGCATTTCATACGCGGCTAGAGGACTATGCCATCTTGCAGACTTTTGTAGACACAGACATCCAACCGCAAGACTCGGTAGTAGTAGCAGGGGCGGGCCATAACTTCAATGGCACCCACACTGTTATTTCTACCGAACCTTACGAATTTATTGGCGTTTCAGAAGAAGGCGATTTGCTCTTTGACTATGACGTCATTATGGAAAACCAATTTATTTACGTCAGTGCAGGCGATGACCTTGCGCGAAGCGTTGCTACGGGCACCGTCACTTTCACGCCTTCATGCAGTTGGGTAACTTCTAGCGATGTAACCAGTTGGTTAGGCATTGAAGTAGCAACAGCAAACGACACGGCCTTTATTGCTGTCTGTGTTTCAGCTGCAAACAGTTGGGCATTTCGTAAAAGGCGCGAGGCTGGCTATACCGATTCGTTAAGTTCCGCTCCAGATGGTGCAGCAAAATTGGGCACCATTATGTATGCAGCGATGCAATACAGAAGCCGTGGAGCCGTAGATGGCTACGCAAGTTTTGACTCAATGGGCATGGGCACCCCCACCATGTCCCTAGGTCAAATTATGCAGCTGCTTGGTTGCGGAAGGCCCCAGGTTGCCTAATGGCTGCAACGGGCATCCTCTATGAAGCAGTGAACGCTACAAAGACCGCGCTAACGGCGCTGGGCTTAAAACCTGTAACAGACCCGCGCAATGCGCGCCCGCTGTCCGTCATGATTGAACTGCCAACACTTGACGCCTTTACCTACAACGTGGGCGACATTCGCCTCGTGATTCGCGTGCTTGCTGGGCCACCTGGTAACCAAGATTCAGGCGATTACCTTATGACCACAGTAGACACAATTATGAACTCACCAATAGCCATAGTGGATGGAAGGCCATCACTTGCCTCATACGGCGAGCAGATGCTTCCCTGCTATGACATGACCGTTGCCGTAGCAGTACGGCGCAACTAACAAAAAGGAGCCACCAATGGCAACAACAACATTCCTATCCAACGCAACTATCGGAATTACCCAGGGTGCAACCACCACGGACTTGTCAGACCAAGCTAATGCTTGCATGATTACCATTGGGCAGGACAGTCTTGAAAGCACTGCTTTTGGTGACACTGGGCACCGCTTTACTGGTGGCCTTCAAACGGTAGACGTGTCAATTACTTTTTTCCTCAGTTATGGCGCTACTGAAGTTGAGGCAATTTTGGCTTCATGCGTAGGAACAGGCACAACAATTCTAACCATTTCGCCTTCAGGTGCAACCGAATCAGCAACAAACCCAGAGTATGTTTTGACCAACTGTATGCTTGCCAACTTCACCCCAATCAACTCCACAGTGGGCGAACTGGCAACAGTAGAAGCTTCATTTACTGGCGGCACCTGGGTACGCGACATCACAACCCCATAAACAAAGAAAACCAAAATGCAACTCACGCTCAAAGTCACAACAGACCAAACAACCTACGAAGTCACAACTAACCTCTATGTCATTATTGCCTGGGAGCGAAAGTTTAAACAAAAGGCTTCAAACCTTGCCACTGGTGTAGGTCTTGAAGATTTAGCCTTTATGGCTTTTGAAGCTTGCAAGGTGAACAACATTCCAGTGCCAGCAATTTTTGACGATTACGTCAGGCGTTTGGTGAACATTGAAGTGGTAACGGATGAACCCACAAACCCCACCATCGAGGCACCTACTCCCGTTCACTAGCTGAATTGTTAGTTGAAACGGGGTGGTGGCCTCCACAAATACCATTTGAAATTCAAGACATGAACACTGTTATAGATGTAATAAACAAATCGAGGCGCAAATGACAGCCACGGCATCTATTGAAATAGTAGGCGCTAAGGAAGCCATAAAGGCCCTGGGCAAAATTGACAAAGACCTCCGCAAGCAGTTCAATGCTGACGCTAAACAAATAGCCCAGCCATTGGTTTCTTTGGCTGCTTCCCGCTACCCAGACACGCCACTATCTGGAATGAACCGCAACTGGACT